ACAACTATCAAATGTTAAAGTTTTGTTAAAATTTGACATAAAAAAAGAAGTAACATGTTACCTCTTAACCCGTGTTTTTGGACTTAATTGGTAACATGTTACTTCTTTTGTGTTTTTTAACAAAATTTTTCGTAGAACTTCATTAAATGTTTAATAGCTTTTTCATCTGTACTACCCGTTTTGAATGAGCCTCTATGTAATAATTTGTTTACGATACGAACTGATTCATTGTAAGATTTATCTGTGTGGGGAATATCCCACCAGAGACATAATAATCCTTTTAGAAATTCTTGCTGTATTTCGTTTACTACTTTAACTTTTGGGTTCATATTGAGTGTTCATCATATGTATTACCGAATTTACAAATATCTGTGCCGATTCATCAACATCACCCTCGAAATGTAGCTTTCCGTCTTTTTCGTAAAACTGTCCTATTGGTTCAAATTGATTATTTACATCGTTAAATGTAATTGAAAATGGTAATGGTTTAAATTCAGCTATTGTATTGTAGCTACTTGTTGGTGGTAATTGTGTAAATTGCGTGACATTGGGTTCTTCATTTTTCTTTTTCCTGATTTTTTTCATTTACTCTCCTTTTGTTTTTGTAATTATTATATTATCGATATCCTTTAATCCAGCTGTAATAATTCATAACGGATTCGCCCTTCATACCACGTTCTAACGCAATATCATACCATTTGAAAATTTCATCTTCCGGCTGATGGGTTTCAAGATCCAAACGGATATCATCAAACCCGATGTAATAATCACCAAATACACCTATACCACCTGATAAATCAGCTACCCAGTAATCAAAATACAACTCATGCTTTTTACAAAATACTTTAACATATTTGTTAATTGACCTATTTAAATTATTAATATCCTTTTCTGTAATTGATGCTTTCATCTAATCTCCCTTTGTTAACTTTTTAATTTCTAATGTTGGTAAATCAAGTTTTAATAAATCTTCTGGTAATATATTATTTACTAAGTTTAAGCTTCAAACGTGTGATTTGCTTCGGATCTATACCATATTTTGTACATACGTAAAAAATATGTTCCCTACCCTCTTTGGTTGCATATAAGATTTCACAATAATCTTCTGCCTCTCGTATTGAAGAAAGATACTCTAATTTTAGTAAATCTAATAACCACGATTCATATTTATTTTCCTTCTTACCTTTAACATAGCGTAAATAATGCCTACCGCTTGGTATTAATCCTATCATTGCTAAATACAATTGCTTTGGTTCTAATATCTGTGTGTATGGCTGTAACTCTGCTATCAACTCTATCCAATCAGGATTCATTGATAAAAATCTATGTACCATGTAATTGGAAAATGTTTTTTTATCGCTCTCTGTTAATGTATCCCAATACTTCGGATCTTGTTTACCAGTGAGCATCTTTATGTGGTCAAATAATCCCTTAGCTTTTACTTCTGCCATAATTATGTTCTATTTCTATAAAAATCTACATTGTTTAATCCTGTGAACTTCCAATAATCTCTTTCTTCTTTAGATATTTTACCGTAATGCTTTTCCATTATATCTGCAAAATCATTAAATGGCATTTTGTTGTATTCATCTATAATTTGTATTGCATCCCTTAAACTATCCATTATTCAGTTATGGTTGGTATAAATTGGATTGTAAGTTTTTCAAGTTGGCCATCATCCCATTCTTCCCAAGATATTGAATGTACCGAGCATAGATTAATACCCATCTTATTGGGTATAACTTCTAATGGTAATGGGCAAGTTTCATTATTATCAATTAATTCACTTACTGTTTTTGTTATTGTTTTCATATTACTTAACCTCTTTAAGTTTTAACTCAGGTGGTAGTAGTTCTTCGCAAATTTCTCCGCAATCTCCGCAGCAGTATGCTTCTATCGGGATGATTGCATCAGATTTTCCACCAGTAATGATTTTTGAAATCTTTCTAAACATTATTGCTGGAATGAAAACATTGTGTTTACAATATTCACATACCAATTCTGTTGATTTAGATAAATCTAAATTCGGTTCTTTCGTTTCTCCTAATATTTTTGCCATTTTTGTTTTTTTATTTTATTATCCTATTTATATTTCCAGATGAATCCACCTGCTGTTTTTGCATTTCCTTTACATACACTACTGATATGATATATACCAAGTTCCCTAACAACATGAGTTCCTGATTTCCATTCTTTTATAAATGTTCCATCTTTTTCATATTGTAAAACTGGAATACAATGTACTTCTTTTAATTTATCTATGTGCTCTTTACTTTTTGGTTTCCCTGATAATGATTTACTTAAATTTTCTCTATGTTCATCGGTTTTGATGCGACCCATATGAGATTCACTCATTTTGATACGAGTTTCCGTACTATGTATTTTTCCTTTTTTCACTTCACTCATTCGTTTTTTAGATTCTTCGGTATGTGGCTTTCCAAGCCGATTACCTACTTTACCAGTCCAATATCCCCATCCATCAGTATGAAATCCTTTATTTGGAATATAATAATTTTCATTTAATATATCATCTATATATTGTTTAATTAGTATAGCTTCATATCCAATAGTATCTGTCATATTATTAAAACCATCTGCTAATATAGTTTTAATCAATCGTGATTTATCACTTGGATTCCATCTAACCATTGAACCTAAATATTTTTTATCATCAATTGGTCTGCATTTACAACTTCTACTACCAATATAAAATTGGTTAGTAATTGGATCATCTAATCTATATACATAATAATTCTTCATATCTACTTATCTATTACATATAAATATAATAAAAAATAAAAAACGATAAATTTATCCTATTGCACCAATCATACCGATTAAAGTAGCACAAAATACTATTTCTTTATCGACAACCATTGAATCTTTATATTGACCCTCTGCTAATAACAATATCATACTTGATGTATTCTTCCCAGCATAGATATCTACCTTTTCATACAAGTATGTGTAAATATCTGTAAAATCTTGGATACGTGAATCTGCAATTGCTTGTCTACAATTTACATACTTGTTACGTACATCTAAATTCGATTTTAATATATCTACTATCTTAGTTTTAATATCAGTATCTAAAATAGTACCTACATTTAACTTTAATATACCACGAAATCCATCCTTTACCTTTGGATATATCTTTGAATTAGATTGACAAGTGTTGATAACTTTTCTAATATCAGGGTATGATGAATCAATAATTGGTACTAAATCCTTTAATTCAAATTGAATTTTTTCCTTTGTAAGTATAGTGTTAATCTGTATAGCCACATCCTTTTTGGTTGGTGGAACTATTTGAAATGATTGACATCTACTTTGTATCGCTGGAATAATCTTCTCTGCATAATTACAAGTCATTATAAATCTACAATGCTGTGAAAATGTTTCCATAACATTACGTAAACTCGCCTGTGCAATTGGTGTAAGATAATCAGCCTCATCTAATAGAATAACTTTGATTTCTTTGAAACCCATAGTAGATGCAAACCCTTTAATCTTATCTCTAATTATATCAATACCACGTTCATCAGATGCGTTGATTACAATAAAATCACAACTGATTGAATTCATTATTAACTTAGCCAATGTTGTTTTACCAGTACCAGCTTTTCCGTAAAATAATAAATGTGGAATATCACTCGCTTGGATATAATCATTAATCTTATCCTTTAAATGTTCATTACCCACATAATCATCTAAATGGTCGGGTCTATATTTTTCACACCATAGAGTGTGTTTCTTCTTTAATTCTTGTTTTGTATTTCCTGTATCTTCAAAAAATCCCATTAATTTTTGTATTTATAATTTGTTATTGTATTATTTTTTATCCGTTTTCTGATAATATAGTGTGATATTCCCGTTTCTCTTGCACATTTTGATAAACTATCATATACAATACCATCTACTTCGACTTGTCTTGCATTTGTAGGAGTCTTACCCCACATAGGATTTCCCTCTCCAACTAATGATGGTTTTTTAGGATGAGTTCCATAATTTGCATGATTTTTTCCTTTTGGATATGCTGACCAATCAACTGTATTTACACGCTTAGATATTGCCTCGGGAGTTGATCCGGGATTTCCATGTTTCCACTTCCCCAACTTATGCTTAATTCGTTCATATAATACATCTCCTTTTCTATATGTTAAACCACCATCTCCACCAGTTGTCATATTATAACCAGTTTTATATGTATTATATTCAGCTATAAAATATATTTCACGGGGAGTTAATTCTTCTTCCGTGTTGCAATTTTCAAGTATTTCCCAATTCCAATTCCATTTTTCATATTTTCGTAATGCCCTATGAAAATTAGTTTCAGAACCATGGTTTGAATTATAATAATGTGCAGAACGTCTTTGTGGCAATGTTTGTTTGGTTTGTCCAATATAAACTTTACCATTCTTTTTATTTATCACTTTGTAAATAATCATATACTCTCCTTTTATATAAGTATAAGGTCTTTACTTTTCTACCCCATAACAAATGTTAAAGTTTTGTTAAAGTTCCATACTTTATTGTGATATTACAATTAATAAATCTTGTTCTCTGAATAATAAGTAATCTACATCATCAAGTGTGATGGGATCACTTACCATATCTTTTTTGAACATTACTAAATCCCCAACTTTTACAGTCATTGGAATTTGTGCACCAGTTAATGAGTAAATACCCGGTCCAACTAATATTACTTCACCCCAAACAGCCTTTCCTCTTGATGCGGTATCTGCCATTATAATACCACCCTTTGAAACTGTTTCACCAGCTTTATCGTATTTTACTACTACTCTATCCCCTAAAGGTTTTAATTTTTCTATCATATTTTTAATCCTCGCTTAATGTTCTTTTAAATTCATCTATGTCAAATCCAATCTTATTTACTATTTCTTTTAATGATTGGAATTCCTGTACCTGATAATCATCTAAATTTTCGGTATTACCGTTATGAATATCATGTATTGCACAAAAGATATGAAAATCCTGCTGTGCATCCGTATAATCTTTTTCTAAAATTTCTAATTTGTTCATAACTATTCTGCTATATATATACGCGTTCGTACTTCGTGTTTTTTCATCTCCTTTGCATCATATTCTTCCACCAATATATCGTCCGTGTTTGGTATTTTAGGACACTTTACTGCGTAGTGGATTTGACACCCTGCTACAATAACATGATTAACATCACTGCCAATTTGTGCAAACCAATTAGTACTATTTCGATTTGTTTTAATTCCCAAAAACGTATCTTCTAAGGTTTGAATATTTCCCCATACTGCCCTATATTGCTGTCCATCGGGTGCATAGAACCAACTATCTGTTGTTATTAAATATTTACCTATCATCTTTTTGTTTATATATTACTACTGTTGTTTTACAATCTACTAACTCGTTTTGAATGATTTTTTTGATTCTACCCCAATCACCCCCAGCTAACCCTGCTGTTCTAAATTCCCAATTTACCATATTTTTTGTTTTTGTTCTAATATGGGTTGGTTTTATAATTTTACATTTGCCCTTATTACAAAATAATTTATAATAATGATAACTTAATTCGTTTTCTACACAGAATCGTTTTATTCCACCATGTATAAAAAAGACTGAATTGTTATTATGATTTATTGCAATTATTGCTTTACTACTTGGATTTGCACTACCGAACATTATAGGTAATTTTGGCAATGTTCCAGTTTCATATCTATCACGTGCAGTATTTCTCAACATTTCTCTAACTTCATCGGTATGGGATTTTCCATAAAATCCGTTTTCCTCACCACTTCTTCCACATTTATCGCTCAAAATTTTACGAGTTATAGTTGTATGTATCTTTTCAAAAAAATGATTTCCTGCTCCCTGCATTCTATTTGATCTAAATTTTTTAGATTGTGCTGAAAATTTATATCCCAAGATGCCATCGCCTCCATCTGTATGATTTACCAGCTTTCCAGTTCCATTATCATTCCTACCATATCGTGATATCAACATAATTTCCATTTGT